TTGAATTAACCAGGAGCCTGATAGATGGCTGATTATGAATTTACAATGCCGTGGCCTCCAAGCGTTAACCATTGGCATCAGCCGTGCAGAGGAAGAATTATTAAGGGGGCTGTTGCAAGGGATTATGAGCGGTTGGCGGTTGATCACCTTAAATCTATCAAAATATCCGGCGAAAAAATAGAATCTAAGTTGTCGGTAACGATGGTGCTAATGCCGCCAACAAATGCGCGATATGACATAGACAATAGAACAAAAGGAATCTTTGATTCCCTGTCTGCATCTGGTTTTTGGGTTGATGATAGCCAGGTTCAAAAACTAACAATTGAGAAGGGCGAAAAAGTAAAAAACGGCATGGTTTCAATTTCTATAAATGTGATCTAAATCAACTTTCACAACCGCGGAATGCTTTATAGTTTTACCATTGAGTTAGCGAAGGAGTGCAAATGTCAATCGTAAGAAGCAAAGCAGTTAAGCGCGACAAGGCCGCAGAGCAAGCAATCAAGAAGCGCCAGCAAGCTCGCAAAATGCTTGAGCGGATCAGTGAATTGGAATCGTTAATTTTTGAATGTTCGACAATTGGAGTGAGTAAATGAAAACTAAAATCATTATGGCGGTTGTGGCAATGGCGCTATCAGTATCGGCAAACGCTGAAGTGTTGCGCAAAAAGGCGATCATCTGCGATACGCCTTGGCAGCTTGAAAAGGTTCTAGCGGCAGCATCGACTGGTAACGGTACTTTTATGAATGTCATTAAAAATGTCGGATGCCAGTTAAACAAAAACGATATTAATGTTGTGCCAATGGTGCGGTGGCCGGGCAGGGAAATGATGGTAAAGGTGATGGTTAGCGATCCAGCATATCCGAGGCTGGCAGGGCTTGAGGTTTGGACGGATATTATTTTTTTGGGCCGCATTCAATGAACTCAACAAATTCAAACTTCAAGGAATGGTTTCACAGCCAAGTAGATAAAATTAAGCAGGAAAAGGAGTAAGTAAAATGACAAAGAAAAATCGCCAGTTGATTGAGATCCTATTAGACAATGTAAAGCCTGAAGATTGGCCTGAGAATTCGCCGTATGCGGCGCAGGATAAATGCGATGCGGCAGTTTACGTTTATAGCGGAATGCCTGATATTTCATCTGTATACAACGGAGCATGGGCCTGCGGCTCACTTGATTGCAAATACATTACAATGCTAGATGAGCTCTGCAAATACTGGAGCAAAACAATCGTGCATCGTGACGAGTTTATGAAGCGATGGAATGAGCGCAATACCAAGGATGAACAAAAAACGCCACAACAGTTAGCAATTGAAAAATTCGGTACAGATTGGCATGACAATGAGGGTGTGCAGCCTGTTGATGGCGGAATACTTGTTGATTTTGAAATACAAAACAAAAAAGAGTTTGGATTGAAGGCAAGCTATTACGATTTTGGTTTGACGCAATCAATTCCAGTTACAAAATGGCGCATTCACAGCGATGAGAAAGAGTCTAAGATTGGAGAAAAAGAAAAGGCGCTGGAGTGGATTGGTCAGCCAATGACACCATGCAGCGAGGAAATTCCATGCCATTTTGTTGATGTTAAATCACCACTATCAACACAAATCGGCGGCGATCACTACACAAAACTAGCAATCCAGCCAATGCAATACAGCATGAAAAACAAACTAGATCCATTGCAGCACACAATTATCAAGTATGTCACTAGATTCCGAGATAAGGCAGGTATTGAAGATCTGGAAAAGGCGAAGCATTGCATTGATATGTTGATTGAATACGAGCGCGATAAATAACACAGTAAGATACAAAATCCCGCTTGATGCGGGTTTATTTTTTAGCGTTGTGGTAATATTGAGATATGTTTTTATTGACATATAACGGGGTTATATGGCTGGAGGAAGACCACCAAAATACAACGCTGAATCACACTGCAAGATTGCAAAAAAGATGTGTGATTTAGGCGCGACAGACAACGACATAGCCGAGGCGCTAGGAATTGGCACATCTACACTTTACCGTTGGCGCAATGAGCATCCAGAGTTTAGAGAGGCCCTAAAGGTTGGCAAGGTGACTGCCGATGATCGTGTAGAGATGGCGCTATACCGCAGGGCGGTTGGATACACTCACGAAGCTGTTAAGGTATTTCAGTTCCAAGGTGCCGAGGTGATTGTTCCGTACACTGAGATAGTTCAGCCTGATGTTACTGCGTGTATTTTTTGGCTAAAGAATCGCAAGCCTGATCAGTATCGTGCAAATCCAGAAGACAAGGGCGGCGGAACTGTTGATATGGCCGCTGCATTGGCTGAGCTTGCAAAACGATTGCCGGGTGCTTAATGTCAGAGTCAACAGGTAACCTGCTGCTAGATCGCCAGCTTGCACGATGGTATCCGCTAAAGGATATTCAGGTGCAGCTTGATCTCGTTAATGCAGTTGCCAATGGCATTCGATTCCCTGTTGCTCCGGCTGGCAGGCGATCAGGTAAGACAGAGCGGGCCAAGCGATTCATATCAAAGCAGGCGCTAAGCAACTCTAACGAGAAATACTTTGCTGCCGCACCCACGCGCGATCAGGCAAAAAAGATCTGGTGGGACGACTTAAAGGCCCTTACTTTGTCGGCCACTCATGACAAGCAGCCAAGCGAATCAGAGTTAAAGATATTCCTGCCAAATGGTACCGAGATCCATGTGCTAGGGCTTGATCGTCCTGAGCGAATTGAAGGCATTAACTGGACCGGCGGGGTAATCGATGAGATAGCCGATATTAAGCCTGAATCGATGGAGGCTAACATCATGCCTGCATTGAATACGGTTAATCCTACTCGGCCAGATTATCGCGCTTGGTGTTGGTTTATTGGCGTACCTGATGGACTTAACCACTACTACAAGCTTGCTCAATATGCACAAAATAGCGGCGATAAAGATTACGGATACTTCCATTGGAAGTCAGAGGAGATTCTTCCGGCTGATGTAATCGAATCCGCTAAGCGAACAATGAGCAAACAGCAATACAATCAAGAGTATTGCGCATCATTCGAGACGGCGACCGGGAAGATCTACGAAGATTACGGCAAGCAAAATCTAACTGACGAAGCCATCCTTCCACATGAAGAATTGCACTGGATGCACGACCAAAACTACACGCCATTATCCTCATCAATCGCTGTCATAAGGGATAAGAAGCCATACATTCTCGATGAGATAGTTTTGATTAGCGCGGTATCAAGGCAGTCGGCGCTTGAGTTTGTTGAGAAATTCAAGGACCACAAAAACAAAAAGGTTTATATCTATGGCGATCCGGCGGGTAGGGCTGGCGAGAAGCACGGACACGCATCTGATTACACTGATATTGAGGATGTTTTAAAAGAGCATCACTGGAAGTATGAGCGAAGAGTTAAGCGGGCGCATCCAGCCATAAAAGACAGGCAGAATGCAGTAAGGGCGCTAATAATGTCGGCATCGGGTGATGTATCGCTATTTGTTAACGACAAAACCGCGCCTTGGTCGCATGAAGGCCTTGCAACGGTTCAGTTACAAAAAGGATCTACATTCCAAGAAGATCAGACAAATCAGTATCAGCACATCACTACAGCGATCGGATACTTTGTTGATTACTTATGGCCTATAAATTCGCCAGCGGTTAACATACCAATCAAATTTACATGGTAAGGAAATAATCATGCCAATTAGTAGCGTTCATCCAGAGTACAGCGAGAAGATCCGGCGCGTGAAGTTTGTGCGTGATATGTGCTCAGATGAGATGACGGTTAAAGATAAGCGGGAAATTTACATGCCTGCCGCTTTTGCCAAAGAAGAGCAGGAACGCTATGAAGCGTATTTGAAACGGGCGTATTTCTTCGGTGTGACCAATAAAACACTGAGGGATATGGTTGGCGCTGCATTCCGCAAGCCAGCATCGTATGAAATGCCAGATGCGCTTCTACCGATTGTAGATAACTTCGACGGCGCAGGCAATGGCATTGAGCGCGTCAATAAATCAGGCGTGAGCAACCTTTTGCAGGCCGGGCGACATTGTATTCTTGTTGACTACCCATCTGTCGAAGACGGTATGACGGCAGAACAAGAGGCGCGATTAAACCTGATGCCTTATGCTGCTGAGTACACGGCGGAGGCTTTGGATAACTGGTCTCATGAGCTTATTTTTGGCCGTGAAATGTTGACTAAGGTTAAGCTGGTTGAATATGCGAAAGTGCCGATTGACGAATTCAGTCATGAGCTGAAAAAGACCTATCGAGTTTTGCGGCTGCGATCACCTGAAGAAGCAAGCGAGATTTTCGGTGGTGCGTTCGGTGATTACGTCTACACGCAGGCGCTTTACGATGAGGCAGGCAAGGCGTTAACCGAGGAATATATTCCTAAGAAGGCATCGAGTGCGGCCAGGGGTGTTGGCATTCCTTTCAATTACATTCCGTTCTTCGTTACTGACTTAGAGCAAATCCCGCTGATGGACATTGCCGTTGTCAACCTGGCTCATTACCAAGTGTCAGCAGATTACCGGGAGAACCTGCACACTCATGGACAGCAGACGCTAGGTATTCGTACATCGATGAGTTGGGAGCAGTTCCAGACTGCAAACCCTGACGGGATCAAAGTTGGGGCAACTAAAGGCCATTTTCTTGGTGAGAGCGGTGGATTTGAAACAACCAGTGCTCCAGAATCCAGCAGCCTGAACAAAGCACTAGACGACCTGCAAAAGCAGATGGAATCCATGGGTGCAAAACTCATGACTGAAGGCGGCGAGAAGACGGCAGAAGAGGCTCGCATTAACGCCAGCTCGCAGACATCCGCGCTTGACATGGTTGTGTCGTTGTGGGATTCGGTTGTCAATGCAGCACTGAAAGCTTGCGCAGAATACAAGGCTGTCGATCCTGATTTAGTCAGCTACACAATGAACCGCGACTATTACGATACAACGCTGTCCGCTCAAGAAGCTGGAGCGATTGTGACGCTAAAAGATACCACTGCGATTGCTGTCAAGGATATGCGCTACATGCTGCGAACTGGTCGCATTAAGCTAGATCCAAGTCGTACGGATGATGTGATTGATGCCGATATAGAATCAGAGGCGATCTAGGTCTATAATTTAGTTGCGGATAGGCAGGCCAGCCGAAAACCTGAATCGTGACAGGCTTCCGCACTCTTCATCACGAATAACTGCACGAGGTTAATATGCAAGACATTCAATTATTCCGCTCGCTAGTTTCAAATCAAAACGGCACTCCGATCACCACGTCTAGCCAAATAGCTGATGCATTCAATAAGCGCCACAATGACGTGCTGAGAGCTATTGATAACCTGCACTGCTCAGGTGATTTTCGTCAGCGCAATTTTGCGCTTTGCTATGAAATCAATGACTTACAAAATGGTAAACAGAATAGATATTTTAATATAACAAAAGATGGCGCCACGTTTCTTATCATGGGCTTTAAAGGTGAAAAGGCCGCCGAGTTCAAAGAGGACTACATCAATGCATTCAACTGGATGCAGGAAACACTACAGCGCCGACGCGAAATTGATTTAGAGCTTGGCGAGTTTTGCAAGAAAGAATCCGCATCGATAGCCAATGGATCGTTTCACGGTAAAGGCTTGGCGCATCGACGAAAAGAAAAACATTCTCTAGAGCGCGAACTGAAAGAGATCAAAGAAAAACTACAGATTGCCATTGAGTTTATAGAACAAAGGTAGTTTGTGACGCAGGCCGCATTTATTGCGGCTTTTTTGTAAGTATTGCTTGTAATTACATTGTGTAAGTACTACTATTAACACATACAAACAAGGCAGCAAATAAACAACCGGAGTAAATAAAATGAGCAGATTCGCAAAAGTAATCAAAAACGAAAACGCAGCGCTGAAAGCAGTTTTATTTGTTGGCGGTAAATTCAATAAATCAGCAATCATGAAAGAATCTTGGGCCCGTGCGGCTCGCTTGGCTTCTTTCTTAGGCGGCAAAGCAAGTGAATTTTTGGCGCAAGCGATGAAAGAAACATGGGCAATTGCAAAAGCATAAAATAATCAAAAATAAACTTGTAATTACTGCATGTACTTACTATAATTAGTTTAAGAGTTAAGGCAAAGCAACCAAGGATATAAAAATGAAAGCATATGTAAGTTACGATATCAACTGCGAAGAAATTTACGACGAAGATGGCGAAGTTTCTTGCGGCGACGACTACTGGTTAATCAGTAATGTTTTTGTAGAGAAAGCATTCCGCGGCCAAGGCGTTGCTCGCAAACTGATGCTTGAAGCTATAGCAGAAATGAAAGCTGAACGCCCAGAGTTGAAAATTAAACTGGTTGCGATCCCACAAGACGATGAAACTGACATTGAGTTGTTGGGTGCTTTCTACGAATCTTTGGGCTTTGAAGCAATCAACGACGAAATTGGAACAATGGAGCTGTAATGAACCAGACACAAAAGCAAAACCTAAAAAGGCGCAATACACCGCGCCTTCCAATTGTATACACAACACCAGAAATCCTGCAAAAGCTAGACTATCTAGCCGAGAAGTATGGCAGCAAGAAGGCGGCGATTGAGGCGGCTATTGTTGCTCTTTATGATAAAGAAACAAGCGGTTTTACTTGCCAACATTGCGGAGAGAAAACAAAAGATTTCACGCCAGAATCAGAGTTTATCGGGTGGAACGGCGTTTGTGTTAAGTGCGCGATGGAAGGTGTAGAAGTTTGACACAAATCAAACTCTAACCAGTGAATTTGTGCGAACATAATCAAGAATTAAACAAGGAGATCAAAATGGAAATTAAATATGATGCGGTGTTTGGGCCGCAGGAGTTGTTTGATGGGATGATGGGTGATTGCGAGTTTGCAAGCGAAGAGTACGGCTATATGTTTGCAAAAGGAGCTTTGTATTATTGCGAAAGATACAACGAAAAGGCGGGATGGTCGCTATCATGTAAAAGTAATTTAACATTTAAACCATCTGCCATGCGCCGCATCATCCGCACACCAACATGGAATATTGCAGATCAGAAGGCGGGGAAATTGCCGGAGGTTGGGTGTCGCGTGAACTTCTGTTACAAATTAAATACAAACTGGCGGACTGGGGAAATAAGATACATCGATGATCAGTGCGCCGTTATCAAAGCAGATGACATTGATCGTCCTTTTGCCTATGAAGTTGATCGAGTTGAATTTAAACCCATCGAATCACCAGAAGAAAAGGCGGCGCGGTTGCGTAGCGAGTGGTGCATAAAAGCTCTTAGTTCTTGCTCAATTTTGTCGGAAATGCAGAAGTATGAGCTGAAACGATTGGGTGGGTATATTGAAGATATTTACGACGCACTACTATCCGGCGATCTTCCTGTGCCGGTTAAGGAGTAATGCCATGACACAACGCGAAGCATTAAATGACGACCAGAAAAAATTAAACTGGCTTCTTGGCTTGGAAAAAGAAACCCTGGCACATATGGCTCACCAGCAATCGAAGATAATTGAAAAATTGCAGAAAGCCGCCAAAGTGCAGGCTGTGCCACAATGGATTCCGGTTAGTGAGCGGATGCCTGAAAATGAAGGTACTTATTTCTGTTTGGGTCATAACGGAACGCCGTTTGTTTGTTTGTTAAGAAATAAAAAATATGAAGGGTATGTTTGGTTGCGCAATACAGGGACAAGGGTTGTCGACGGTATAACCCACTGGATGCCGTTACCATCAGCGCCGGAGCAAAACAAATGAGCGCAACTGAATATCTTAACGAGATTAATCATCTATCAAAGCACGTGTTAAGCAAAGGAACGATAGCCGCCATCATTTACAAAGCCATGCTCGAAGCAGCGCCTAAAGGTGGTGAGTGATGGTTATTTTCTATTCTATGCTTGGGGTCATTTCGTCAATCGCTTATCTTCATGAGTATATATTTTCAAAAGATTTTTCCATAAAGCGACATAAAAACGGCTATCTGTGTGCGGCTATATGGTCTGCATTTTGGAGTATTACGATTCTTGCTGTTGGTTATAGTGATTCATTCGGCGTGGTGATACAGGAAATGACAAAATGAGCGCTAACGAATACCTGATCGACGCATCAACTCGCCACCAAATCATGTTGCAACGACTCTCAGGCGGGTCGTTCAACAAACTCAAACCGCTACTAGAAAAGATGCAAAAAGACATTCGCGCAAGGCTAAATGAGAATCCAACTGATTTTCAGATGAGCCGACTAACGGCATTGATGTCTGATATTCAATCTTTATTCGATGCGGCTAATTCTGAGGTGTCAAAACAGCTCAATCTCGACCTAGATGAGTTCATCCCATACGAAACTGACTTTCAGTATCGAATGCTTGGTAATGCAGTTACTACCGAGCTAACGCTGCCAGCGATTGAGCAGGTTGTAGCGGCGGTAACAACTGCAAAGGCTGAGTTGATTAGTGGCGGAGTCACTAAGCGATTAACCATATCTGAAATGGTTGAAACGCTAGGAACTAAGCCAGCCACCATTGAAAACAAGATCCGCGCTGGAATAATCGAAGGGAAATCCGTCGATCAAATGGTGCGCGATATCATGCGTGTCGCTAACCAGGCTCATAAGCGTGATGTTAGGACGATTGTTCGGACGGCGTTTAATCTAGCCGGAAGCGAAGCGCGAAGAGCTGTTAATGCCGCTAACTCAGATGTGTTGATTGGTGAGCGGTTGGTGGTAACGCTTGATTCAAGAACCAGCGTGACATGCTACGGCCTATCAGTTAAGGCTATCATCTACAAAATAGGCGAAGGCCCACAACCGCCGTTACATTTTGGATGTAGGACTGTCAGGGTGGGAATTGTTGATCCACGCTATGCGGTACCAGGAATCAAAGGTCTTAAATCGGCGCGTGGTGATTCAGGTGTAGAGCAGATTGATACCGATATCACGTTCGATCAGTTCTTGAAAAATCAATCAGTCGCATTCCAGAAAGAGTTCTTTTACAAATTCTCTGGCGGCCACTACAAGTACGAGGCATGGAAGGCTGGCAAGATCAACGGCGCTGATTTTGTTGACGGCAAAGGCGCAGAGATTGATCTTAGTTATTTAAAATCACTCGACAGCATAACTTTGTGATGTAGATCAATGTTTGTTTTTGTGTGAGTGGTATTGTTTATTCTAATGGCCTTCAAGCCTGTTTTGTGGAGTGAGATAAAAAATGATTAATTACCCAGTGCATTATGATGAAGAGTTGGGCGGAATTTACGATAAGTCGTGCCACTTCATCTGTGACGTATCTAGCAAAGCCAATGGCTATGAAATGGTAAAGCGAATCAACATGCACGATGAGCTCGTTAAATCACTGCAATTTCTAACTGGAATAGTTGGAGGTAATTTTTGTCAGGACATGGTAATTAAGCGCAAATACAAAGAAGCGCGCGAACTACTGGAGAAATGCAAATGATCATCGACTACGTTAATCGAACAAGGAAACAGGAAGTTGAGTCTGCTGGCGATGCCATTAAGGCTGGTATTTGCGCAGCGTTGTGCGTTGTTGTGTTTGGATTGCTGGTGGTGATGCTATGAAGCAAGTAGATGAAATGCCAACAAGCGGGCAGTTTGTTGCGGTGTGGCAGTTTGACGGAGAGGTGTTGTCTGATGTTATGTACTGGCTTTGTGGGTCTTTAATGTCGTCAACGCTGGATATTAAAATACAGCAAGAGACAATTGATGATTTTATGTCTGACGATAAAATAACAGATATAAAATACTTCATCGCCGACTAACTCACGCCACAAACATAACCAGCTACGGCTGGTTTTTTATTGCATCCAATCTGTCAATAGTCTTTGTCAATTAAACTTTCCATTATCAATAGGTTTGGGCTATCATATGCAGTGAGATTGGGTCTCAATTATCCAGAGGATAGCATGGCTAAATTTACACTAGCAGACGGTACAGAGATTGAAGCATTCACCGCTGATGAAGTCGAAAAGATGACAGAATCGAAGGTGTCAGGACTGAAAAGTAAAGTAACAGAACTGCTTGATGAAACAAAAGCAGAGCGGGCAAAACGCCAGCAGATCGAAGCCGATCGTGAAGCGGCAGAGCTTGATCGTATGCAAAAAGACAATGATTTACAGGGCTTGCTTGAGCGTGAACGCAAGAAAGCAGAGGAATTCAACTCCAGGGTGTCAGAGCTTTCTGAAAAGCTGACAGCGAAAGAGAAAAAAGAACAGGCTGACGCCATTGAAAAGGCGACATCTGAATTTGCTATGCTGCAAACGCGCGATACTGCAAAGATGAAGCTGTTACGCGAACAGGCAGCAAAATTTGCAAAACACACTGATTCAGGCGTAGTGTTTGAGGTTGATGGAAATATCGTTGATCAAACAAAACTATCTGAAAAACTGATCGGTGATTATGGTTTCTTGTTTGACGGTAGCGGGGCTACCGGTGGTAATTCTCAAGGTTCAAAATTCAGCGGGGCTGATAGTAAAGTAAACGCGAAAGCTGACGAAGCAAAGGCGAAAGGTGACCTTAATGGCTTCTTGGCATCCGCATTAAATCCTAATCAATAGAGAGATATAAATCATGCCTATTACCTCCGCTGACTTAGCAGCACTGTTAAATGACAAAGTGATCAATGATGCTTTCATGATCGCCCGCTCAAATCGCACCGGCATCCTGTCAACTATCGGCATCGGTGCGCCACGACAAGCCTATGACGGCTACAAGATGGGCTGGCTGGATATGCGCGTTGATGCTACCAGTTCAACCACTACCGCGCAGGCATTGGCGGCAGCTACCACTATCGCAGTGGCAGACGGTACAAAATTCCGAGCTGGCATGACTGCTTCGCCAGCATCATCTGACGAAGTTGTGTTGATCACCGCTGTATCTGGCAATAACTTGACAGTTGTACGTGGTTTTGGTGGTACTACTGCCGCTGATATCGCATCTGGTGCTGTGCTGACTATCGACTCCGTAGGTCGTGAAGAAAACTCCACCGCGCAGAACGATGGTATCTTTCAACCTGATCCGCTGGAAAACTATTTCCAAACAATGGATACCGCAGTTGAATTCTCACGCCGCGCGCTGGCAACATTGCAGTTCGGCAACACTAACGATCTGACATTCCAAGTCGCAGAGCGCATAAAGCAGCTTGCCACACAGTTAGATCGCGCATTGGTTCGAGGTCGTAAGGCAACTGCAACTGTTGGCGCTAACACCGTCACCTATACCGGTGGTTTGCGTTACTTCTTGGATCAGGCTGGTGCTATCAAGACTGATAACTCAGCAGCAGCATTGACGCTTGACGCAATCAACGCGCTGAATGCCGAGATCGTGGCACGTGGTGGTTCAGCAAATACTATCGCCGTAGGTATCAAACAGGCTCGTAAATTGAGTGCGTTGGTGGCCGCTAACTATGACTCGCAACGACTGGCAGAGTGGCAGGCAGATGCTGGATCAGTGCTGACATTGCCGTCTGACTTGCCGTTGGTTGGCAGCGTTAACCGCATCGTTATTGACACAAATCTAAACGATGCAGAATTGGTTATCTTTGACTCTGGCATGATCTCAGTAGTGCCAATGGCTTCCGGTAATGCGGCTGACGGTGGTAATTGGCGTACAGTTGATGCAACACAACCAGGTCAGGACGGCCAACGTACCCGCATTATCGGTGACTTTGCGATGGAAATCCGTCAGAGCAAAACCAACATGGCCCGCCTGCACAACATCGGCTAAGGAGTTGGTGCATGACGTTTATCGGTAACGTTTTCGGCATGTACCACTTTTACGGCGAAATTATTAAATTCGACGCATCAGGTGAGTACAAGACTAACAATGTAAAAATCCAAGAGGCAATGAAAGCTGCTGGATTTAAAGTAAAGAAAGCCGTAAAAGGCGAGTAATTCATAACCCCGCCACTGCGCGGGGTTTATTTTATTGGGATGTCTATGTTTTTGCAGGACTTGTGGGATCTGTGCTTTGCTGGTCGTCGGCAAGTTGCAACACAGACAACAATAGAGGCAAACATAAAGCGCGGCATTCAGTTTGATTGCTCTGTTAGATTTCCATCCGTTGCTGCAAATGGCGGAACGGCGACAATCGGGCTAACCACTGGAAATGAGCGCGTTATCATTCATGAACGGTTTATTGCATTCAACAGTGGAGCAACAGAGCTGCAATATCAGGCCGCCAAGCAATGCGCTTACACTGGTGGAACTCCGATAGAGAAGCACAACAACAACCACAGAAGTGCTAATTTAGGCAAATTCACAGTTGTTCACTCGCCGACAGTCACAGACAATGGAGATATCTATTTAGAACCATTCAGCATAATTTCTGGCGGAGCTGGATCGTCAAAGGTAGGGACAGATGGCCGAGGCAAGATCACAATCCTTGAGCCAAATACGCAGCACGTATTCACATTTACAAATCCGTCAGCGCAAATTGCTTCTCCTGTTTTTTGGTGGATCACGGTATCTGAAGGAGATCCTGAGTTTGAGCCTGATCTTTACGGAGATTTAAATAAATTTGTGTAATTTTTATGTATGATAGTAATCAATATCATTTTTGATCTGGGGGTGTGCTTTGACAACAAAAAACCTGCTTATTAACAGCTCTGCATATACGCTTGTTTCAGCCGTTTCATATGGATTCATCGAAAATACAACAGGTGAGGTAGTTGAATATGCTGCGGCAACGTCACTACCATCAGCCACATTTATCGGCCACTCGCTTCAGATTAATGAATCAAGATGGTGGGAGCTAAAGTCTGGAGAATCATTGTACGCAAAGACGAAGCAAGCAACCGGCCTGATCACTTACACGGAGTGATTTAGATGAGTGTTTTTTATGATCTAAACAAGACTCCGAGAAATATTTTAAATCAGGCGATTGTTCGAGCCATCGTCTCAGAAAATAACGGGGCGTTATTTGATCCGTCTGACTTATCTACGTTGTTTCAGGATGTGGCTGGAACGACTCCGGTCACTGCCGTAGAACAGCCTGTCGGAAAGATGCTCGATAAATCCGGTAACGGCTACCACGCCACACAAAGTATCACGGCATCACGGCCGGTGCTGAGTGCGCGTAAAAATATTCTGCTGGCAACTGAAGCACTGGCGACGCAATCAGTAACCACGTTGGCCGCACAATACACGCTGTCATTCACTGGAACAGGCTCAGTCACATTATCGGGTACGGCAACCGGCACACTAACTGGCAATGGTACAGATAGGGTATCGCTCACCTTTACGCCAACGGCGGGCACGCTGACGCTCACGGTGTCAGGTAGTGTCACGAAAGCACAGGTTGAGTTAGGAGCTGTTGCGGGCCAATATCAAAGAGTTGCAACTGCGACGGATTACGATGTATCGGCGCATTACTACTATCTCAGGTTTGATGGGGTAGATGACTATCTCAATCTGCCGTGGATGAACCTAGCCGGAAGCAATTTAGGGACTACGACAATCGCAACTATGGATAGTCGAGCCTCTAGCAGGGATGTCAGCTACGTCATCAGTGAGAAGACTACATACATACCGGTTACGGTGTATGGTCCGATATATTTAGCTTATGGCTTATCGCATCGAGTCTTTATGATGAAAGATAATATTAGCTTGCTGGATACAGGTTATGGCGTTCAGGCAGATAGAGCGAATGTTTTTTCGGTCACAGATGACTTAATTAATATAACGCAACGAAAAAACGGAGCCATTACTAATCAGGTTGCATTCACGCACCCTGCAATGGTAACAAACCAGACTTTGATTGGTGCATCTAATCACGGCGGCGTGATGAGCGGATATCTTGCTGGTAATTTATACGGGATGATCATCACAAAATCCGCCCTCACCGACAGCCAGCGCATCGCATGTGAGCGTTATTTAGGTCGTAAATCAGGAGTACAATTATGAGCAACTGGACGCACACTCTGACCGTCATCGTACCTGAGTTGCTGATGGTTCAGGCCAATCAACTCGCACTGGCGATTGGCACATCCGAAGACGACATGAACACATTCCGGCAAGCCGATTGGACAGATGGCGCCAGCAACTATGCTGTGGCGCACACCCGTGCGGTCGAGCAAATCATGGAATATTTCGCGCTGGTGCCGGATGAACTGGCATCTGGCGTCGTGTTTCCGGTGATTAGCACCAGCACTGATGGTGTACCCGCACTAACCGGTAGTGACATGGCGAAGGTCCAAGTGTTCGTGGACTGCGAGCCATTCGCGGTGTTTGGCTTGCTGAACCTGACGCGGAGAGATGTTGCTGAAATCGAGGTGTAGTAACATGTTCGTTAAACTAGATCCTGATAAAATGCACACGTTGGATGGAGGTGCGTTGATTGTAGCTGCTTGTAATATATTATCAGCAGCAGGTACAAAAAATTATATCCACTGGGGTGATGAAATATCGGTGTCAATAGATAATGTTTTGCATGACGTGATTATCGATTATGCAAAATGCGGGGTTCATTTTGTGCATCCAGACAACATCGCGTACAATTAATAAAACAACTGAGGGAAGCAAATGACAACAACGGTCGGCTATACAACAGATGATGAGTATTCTGCTTATGCCATATCTCGCGGGCATGTTTTAACTGGCAATTCGCTAGTGAATTTGCAGCTGGCTTTGGATTGGCTGGAATTGCAGCCATTCAAAGGCGAGAAGACAGATCCATTGCAAGAGCTTGAGTGGCCGCGCGATGGTAACACCGAGATCCCTGATAAGATTGTTCAGGCCCAACTCGAAGCGGCGCTGGTTTACAATGCAGGCGGTAATATCATGGCGTCAATTGGTAAGATGGTTACCGAGAAAACTGTCGGCCCGATCACAACTAAATGGGCAGAGAACGGGCCGCAAACTATCGCATATCCTAAGTTATCAATGCTGTTGCGTGGATATGTTTCGGGCGGTTATGGTTCAACGCAGTTCAATGTGAGTCGATGATATGACAACAAGCAATGTTCATGTGGTTGTTAAATTCAGTGAAAAATGGTTTTACAAGCCAACAATATACCTTGCGCAGTTATATGTTTTTTTAGGTGGCAGTGCTGAAAAGGCTAGCGAATTTGTTGCAAACAATTGCTTTAGCGTAAAGGTAATTAAATGAGCCTAGCAGACGCACAAGCAGATATTGAATCGGCACTTGAATCGCTCATGGAATCAGGTGAGACCGCAGTTTTCAGCTATCAATCCGATCCTGTTTTTGATAATGACACCGGTGATCTGATTTCAGGCGGAACAAGCGGAACGCAGACAGCCTACGGATATCCTGAAAGCTACTCGAATTCAGAGGTTGACGGAACTAACATCCAGCGCGGCGACATTAAACTGATTTGCAGTGCTGGCGCATTGCGTCCTGTTGTCGGCTGGTTGTGCTTGCTTGATTCGGTGAATTATCGCGTAATGAACTGCGAGCCAATCAGAGAAAGTGGCGTTGATGTTATTTACTATGTGCAGCTGAGAAAGTAGCCATGAACCAGTCAATCTACAAAGCAATGCGGGCTCACTTAAATGCGCTATCGAATAAGCCTCCTATTGCATATCTCGATCAGGCTTACTCACCTGTTGGCGTACAGTATCTGAGAGAAGGTTTTTATTCAGCGAGTCCAGATCATCTTGCCATCGAATATGGCGGGACGACTGACAATCGCGGTTACTACCAGATCGAGATCTTAACTCCGAGCAATAGCGGTGCGGCGGCAGGAATGGATAAAGCCACATTACTAGCTGAACACTTCAAGCGCGGGCGCTATGCGGGATTTGAAGTGATGCGCGTTGATTGGGTGCCCACAGGTACAGAAGGGGCTTATTCGGTTATCAGGATGTCAATTTACTATCGAGTGTTGAGTTAGGCGCATCCGTGCGCCTTTATTTCTATGAGTGCTCAATAATGAACACTGCTAAATCTTCTCGATAATCTCCTTCATATGCTCCCAGTCTTTTATCAATCCTAACTGCAAAGTAGTTACAAGTTTATTTTCAATGCTTGCTCGATCGCGTAATTCGTCGGCGCTGGCATCGTTCCAGCTTTTTAGATCTTGGTTGACCTTTTTCAAAAGCATTCTTGCCACATTGATGTAAATGCCTTTATTGCTTTTCTCTTCACGGTTTGGCAGGTAGTTATCAATGGCGATATTGAGCGCCTTGAACTCATCGCCTGACACGTCACGCCACTCCAAAATCTTGTTGTTAATGAATGCGTCGATTACCTCAAAGTGAAATTCCGTTGATAGGTATTCGGCGGCATAGATCATCATGTGAATGCTGGCCCACGTTCTGCCGTTTTTACCTCGGCCCGTGATCTCGATGCACTTTCCGCCAGTTCGTTTTTCACATATCTCAATAAATCGCTTTGTTGCGTCAGACTGCAAGAATCGGGTGATATTTGGCGGCGCCTCGCCATTGTTTACCCTGATCACTGTGCCAGCTTTCCATAGTTGAGTGAGATCGCCCATGGCCGTCTTATGGAACACTTGAACGCTACCAGATGAAAACGCGATATTGATTAGTTGGTTTGTTTTCACTTTACTTTCCTCATGCAAGCTAATTAACTTACTCAATGTATATTATACCTTGATGGGTTGCAACATTATTTATTACATATTGCATTTATTAATTACGTGTACGCTTGAGTATTAAAATTGTAGATAATCTCTATAATAAAAACATGTGAATTACATTTCATTTGCTTATGTTTGGGGTGTGATAAATGGCAATCTACCAGCTTAGAAATCTCGACAAGTGGGTAAAAAAAGTCGGCGGCGATGCCGAGAAAGTGACTCGCGCAGTAGCGCTGCAAATGACGAATGAAGTCATAAATCGGACGCGTGTCGATACTGGACGAGCGCGCGGGAATTGGCACGCTGAAATCAATCAGGCAGAAGAGAATATTTTTGAGTTCGCAGGCGGCGGAGCTGCGGCCATTCCATTCGCATTAAGCCACTGTACCCAAGCCATAGAAAAGATGTACGGGCATCGGTGGATATTATCCAATAACTTAGCCTACATTTCTAAACTAGAGTCGCTAGACAGCATGGTGCGCGGTACGGTACTTGAGTTTAATCGTGCGATTGATGCTGCGGTGAAAGGCTTGTAAATGAAAACAAGCGCGTAAGTAGTTAAACTCAGAGGCGCTTGTCGAATTAATAAAACCTTGTAACTCTGCAAAGTTACAAGGCATCAACATTTGATTTTTTTATTCATGCTGCAAACATGAATAAAACTTATATCATTTGCAAGTACAGCGGAAACAATAATAAATATTTTCTGCAATTCAATCCAATCGTTAAAACCTTTCAATAACTACACATCAATAGTTTTATGCTATCATTGGGGCGTCATGACAATTAAGAGGGCGCTAAAATGACCGTTTCAACCAATGCCGGTAATAAGTTTTTCGTATCAACAACCCCAACCGAACCAACTATTTACGCTGCCACAGGTTATGTCGAACTGACTTACGCCGAAGTCGGCGAGATCACAGATCTGGGCACACTAACTGCTGAATATGCAGTGACAGAGCACAACCCAATCGGCGACCGAAACCTGCAAAAACTGAAAGGCACCCGAGATAATGGCTCACAAGATTTAACCTTGGGCTTTGATACCGTTGATGCTGGTCAGGTGGTTATGCAGGCGGCTTTGCTGTCAGACAGCAATTACCATTTCAAAATCGAGCTGAAATCAGGCGATATCATTTACTACTCTGGTCTAGTGACCAAGTTTGACATCGTTTTCGGTACGGCGGATGATGTAGTTGGTGCTGAGACGTCTGTGGCTATTAACAAAAAGCGCGTTTACCACCCCGCTTAACAAATCCTAGCGGATAGCCCGTTAGTTGGCCTGTCAGCGGCTAGCGGGTTCTTTCTAAATACTGGCAGAATAATCTTACTGACAGGTGATTTATGACATTCGATTTGGCAAAACTGGATACGGCAAAAGTAGCAGAAGAAGGCGCGGAACTGTACGTTGCGCACCCTACTACCGGCGAAGACTTGGGCATTACCATTACTCTGATTGGCACTGACTCAAAAACATTCCGTGATATTTCAAAGAGTCGCGCCACAGCTTCACTGAAAAAGAAAACACGCGAAATTGATTTAGATCAAAATGAGGCTGAATCTGTTGAGTTGCTGGCGAAATGCACAAAAGGTTGGTCTGGCATTACAGAATCAGGTGTTGAAGTTCCATTCAGCTATGAAAACGCAGTAAAACTTTACACCAAATATTTGTGGTTGCGCGAGCAGATCGATCGCTTTATGGCGGATCGTTCAAATTTTTTGCCGAGTGCGTAGAGTCGTGGCGATTGTATGTTGCACACCAGGCGTGGCTAGATACCGCGCCTGAACCAAGAGATCAGAAAAAGCCCAGCAAACAAAAGCCGGTTATCCGGCGTAAATCGCGGCAGATCTCAGAGCAACAAAAAGAGCCACCGGAAATCTACGCCACCCGATTTTATATTGATGCGCTTTGGCAAGTTGGGGCCGCAGAGTTTAGCGAGTACGGCAGTAAGCCGATAAGCTGGACTGAGTTGCGAAACTGGAATCAGGCAGCCGATCTTGAATTGTCAGGTTGGGAGCTTGAAACAATACGCGATCTGAGTTGTGTTTATAGCTCATGGGCTAACAAGTCAAGATCGCCAGATTGCAGATCGCCGATTGCACCAGCAACTCAACAAAGCGCAGAAGACATCGAAAATAAACTGCTGAAACAGTTTGGAATTATGAAATAAGGGGCGTTAGATGGCAGATATTGCACGGCTTGGGATAGAGATCGACACTCGCGGGCTAAGGGCTGGAGAGCGAGACCTTAACAGATTTTCAAGCAGCGCCAGAACAGCAACATCTGCCGTTGCAGCCCTAATAGGAGCGGCGTCCGTATCACAACTGATAAGAATTGCAGATGGCTACGCGCAGATGGAAGCCAAGGTTTCCCGCTACACAAAATCACAGATCGAAGCTAACAACGTCCTGCAGCAACTGACCGGATATGCTAATAAATCAGGCTCTGCCGTATCTGACGCAGTGAATGTTTTTAACTCGCTAACCGCGTCACTTGAAAGCGTGGGCGCATCAAAAAATCAAATTCTTACAGTTACCGAAGAAATTAACAAACTAGGCGTAATCGGCGGATCATCTGTCGATGATATGCGCAACTCTATGCGTCAGTTTGGGCAGTCTATGGCTGGTGGCATAGTTAGGGCCGAAGAATTCAATTCCATCATAGAAAACACGCCTGAAATTGCACGCGCGATCGCTGCCGGTATGGGCGTGTCTATGGGTCAATTGCGTCAAGATATGCTGGCCGGGAAACTGACATCTGACGCTGTATTTAAGGCGCTGCTGTCACAAGTTGGAGCAACTAATGACGCATTTGCAAAAATGCCTCGCTCTGTCGCGCAAGCTATGGGGCAGATGGCTAATAATTTCCAAGTCGTTGTCGGTGAGTTAAACCAAACAACCGGAGCAACCGCAACGCTGGCGGCAGGCCTAGACTCGTTCTCATCATCCATGCTTTCCGCATCAAATTATACTGACGAGATCATAACAGGCGTTGAACTGCTGGCGCTGGCGTATGGCTCAAAACTAGCTGGCGCACTAGCAAACACAATCGCGGTGAGATTGCAAGCGGCTGCGGCTGATGCGCGCGGAGTGGTAAGTGCTAACGCTTTGACGCTGGCCAATGTAGAGCTGGCTAATTCTGAGTTGGTAAAAGTGCAAGCAAGCAAAGCTGAATTACTGCTAAATCAGCAACTGCTAGTATCTCAATTGCAATTAGCACAAAGTGAAACCACTAGAAACGCGATCCGCCGACAACTGGCAGCAAATAGCGCGGCATTGGTGGCAACTGCAAGACTTGAGCAAGCGGCCTTGGCAGGCGTGGCGGCAGCTAACGAGGCGGTAACTGTAACGTCATACGCTGCAACCGTAGCGACGCGGGCGTTAAATGGTGCAATGGCGCTGCTTGGTGGGCCAGCAGGTGCAATCATGCTGGTGGCTGGCGCGTTCATGTATTTCACCAGCAAAACAGACGATGCAGCCACCGCTGCGGAAGAGTTTACGAAGTCGGTAAGCATTACTGGCGACGCGCTAAGTAACTTAACAATGATCCAACGCCAGGCGCTAGAGGTCACGCTACAGCAGAATCTTGTTAAGCAGAATGAGGCTTACATCGAGCAAGCTAAGAATGTTTCATCTCTGCAAAAAGAACTGAACAATTACTCATATTGGACTGACTCACAAAAACAAGCATCAACCTCATACCTTGAGCTGCAAGATCGCATAACTCTTGCTACCGCCGAAATGGAGCGCAGAGAGCAAGAGGCCAGCAAGACAAAATCGACATTGTACGGAGTGCAGCAGACACTAAACGGAAACGTAAAGGAAAATTACGTTGTCATGCAGAGCATGAACTCGATCACCGGGATTGCGTCCGGCATTCAAAATGTATTCACTGGAACTCTGAACGCTGGAAATCAAGCTCTAGCGACTCGCGCAGAGTACGTTACAAAGCTAAACAACCTTACAACCAAGGCTGGACAGGCCGCGATAATGTCTATCGATCAGCAGATCGCGCTGGAGAAAGTGCAAGGCGTTGAACGGGCAAGATTGCAGGCTCAGTACGAGGGGCAGCAAAAAGGCTTAGTTGGCGATGAGCTGCAAACATACATCAGCAAAAGTGAAGAGCTTTATAGCGTTCAGTTGAAAAATGAAGAGGCCGCAAAAAAACTTGCGGCAGCAAATAAGTTGGGCGCGTCAGCAACGAAAGAGGCAGCAAAAAGCGCGGAAGAATACGCTCAGTTCTCGCAGGAATTATCGAGACTGAACGCAACCGAAGCGCAGCAGATCCAAAACTGGCAGGCGGATCAATTAAAGCAGCTTGATTTATATCACGCGCAAGGATTAGTTAAGGCAAGCGAGTACGAATTCGGCAAGCAAGCGATCATGGTGGAGGCTAATCGCCGCACCAAAAAACTAAACGATGATCAATGGTCTGAATATCTAAGCGGGTCATCGGCTGCATTGCTGAAACTAAAACAGCAGGCGCAGACGCAGTTAACAGGGCCAAAACAGCAGATCGTAGTTTCTGGCATCGATAAGAAATTAAAAGAGCAAACATTCTCAGACCTGCCAACTATTGACGCCGGATCGCAGACTAACGAGCAAAACCAGATCGTGCAATTGCAGACGCAAACGCAAGCGATGAATGACGCTTATAATCAGCGCATTGAGGATTACAAGCTATACCGCGCCAGCGAGGTTGAAAATGCGGCTTACTACGATAGCCAGATAGCTGCCCTAGAAAAGAAAAAAGAAGAGAACAACAAAAACGCACAGGCAGCTATGTTGAATCTGCAATTGTCAGCTGGCGAGGCAATGGCGGCGAGTGCGGCAGATAGCTTTAAATCAATACTTGGTGAGCAGTCTGGAGCCTATCGAGCTATGTTTGCCGTGCAAAAGGCATTCAGTATTGCCCAATCAATGATTGCAATACAGACCGGTATCGCAATGGCCGCCGCCAATCCGTGGCCGCTTAACATTGGGGCAATGGCATCGGTAGCAGCGGCGACTGGTGGTTTAATTTCCAGTATCATGTCTATCGCATCACCTAGCTTTGACGGAGGCGGTTATACAGGTGACGGATCGCGCTCTGGCGGTCTGGACGGTAAAGGCGGATTCTGGGCAATGATGCATCCGCAGGAAACGGTTATCGATCACACAAAATCAAATGGATCGGTAAGTTCAGGATCGTCAGGCGGTGGCAATGTAACAGTTAACGTTTCGCTACAAGAAACAAGCGATGCAAGCAAGCAAGGCACTACGTCACAAACTACCGGCGATGACGGGTCTGTGCAGATAAATGTTTTCGTGGCTGACATCCGGTCAGAAGGAAGCATGGCGCAAGTGCTAGAAAGAACATACGGCCTATCGAGAATGGGGGCATAAAATGGCTTTAGTATCATGGCCTGAACAACTACCAATGCCGGAGCAATCCGGCTATGCAATCCAGCACGTTAGCCCTCTACAGCGAACGGAAATGGTGTCTGGTCGAGCAAGACAGCGCAGGATTTATACATCAGTGCCGTCAATGGTTGCTGTTCAGTTTTTTTGCACTGAAGGTCAGGCACAGTTATTTGAGTTGTTTTTCAGATATTCGATAACTGACGGCGCAGACTGGTTTTTGTGCGCACTTAAAACTCCGGTCGGGATAAAGCCTTACGAGTGCAGGTTCAATGGTGTTTATGAAGGGCCTGTTTTGACTTCATTTAACAAATGGACTTTTTCAGGCGCACTTGAGATCAGAGAGCGACAGACATTAGATCAATCATGGATTTACGCTCCACAATTTGCTGTTGATTCGTCAATAATTGACATTGCTTTAAATGATTTATGGCCTGCTGCGTAAATAGCGATACAATAGGTTTAGACTATTAATAACAGGAATTTAATAGATGACAACGTTTAAGACTGGAAACCCGATTGGATCAACTGACGCAAGAGACTTGTCTGACAACGCTGAGAATTTAGATATTGCACTAGGAACGCTATCACCAAGATGGAAAGATCGGTTTGGCAATAATCGAGACAGTTTCGAGGGGCGACTTGCCAAAGGATCGTTTTATAGAGTTGGAACTTTCTCAGCTGGATACACCCTCACAAACATGCGGCAGACGCTGGAGCATAATGGGCTGGAATATTCTTGGTCAGGATCGTTCCCCAAAATTGTTGCAGCTGGTAGTACACCTACGCCAGTATCTAATGGTAATTGGGTTGATCGCAGCGGTGATGTTATTAAGCAAGATTTAAATGTTATTATTCGAACTTTTGATAATGTTGCAGAAATGGTGGCTGACGCATCTTTAACTATTGGCCGTGTTGTTTCAACAATTAGCTATTATTCGACGTGGACATCAGATGAGTATAGCGCTGGCGGTGGTAATACGTATGTTATTGAGGGGAGGTCGGCTGGGTCTTTTGATGATGGTGGATCATATATTTTCCTGGCAAATGGCATGGTTGCCCGTGGGTTGTTTCCTAGCGGTGTTGATGTATTACAATTCGGGGCTAAGCGCGACGGAGTTACAGACGATACCGTCGCAATCCAAAACGCAATTAATTATTCCCGCAGATTTGTTGCTATATCTGGCGGATTAGTAAGCACGGCTGGTCCAACTGTTCGCGTTCCTGCGGGTGTTTACGCAATAAAAACCATTGTCAGGAAATCAGGGGTTACGATAGAGGGAGATGGGTCGCGATGCACTTATTTTGTGTCTTTGCCACAATCCCCAGGCGTAACATTCGGCGCCTTTGAGATTTCCACAGGCCCAGTGGTTGCCAGTCATTTGCGCGGCGTGTGTATTTGTGGAGGGACTACAACAACATCAAATGTGCCAACAAACTCTGGGCAATACGGAATTTACACACATGCAAAATGGAATACTGATAATTACCCTATTGGGTGTGGGTTGTGGTACTCGAATTACGAAGATGTCTATGTAAAATCATTTAAATTCGGCGAGTGGAGCAGAGCTGGGTACACATGGGCTAACAGCCTACGCCCAAATCAGTTTATATCGTATATTAACTGCACATTTCTAGTGACCACTGACGGAGTTGCTAGGCGGTTTACTGGGCAGCATGGTCAAATAAGCATAATCGGTGGTGATAATGGCGGGCTATCTGGTTTGGTTGCTGAGCGTGCTTTTATGGCATATTACGATCCAGACCCGAGCACAACAGCGGATAATAATTCAGGATTTGGCGAATCGACAGCTGACACAGCAAATACGGGTGCCGCGGTTAGAGCGCCGGAATTGATGCATTTGAGTGGTGGCGCTAGTATTCAAAGATCTAAAATAGGGTGCCAAATTGAAAACTCAGAAGGCATCTCGTTTGATTCGTGTTGGTTCGAGTCGCTTGGCGCAGCATTTTCTATTCGCTCTGAGTCATCAGTTAGTGTTATTAACTCTCGCTTTGCTAATGCCGCTGATGGAAATAAGCTCGGTGGCGCAGGTGGTGGCTACTTGATCGATATGAGCACTAAAGACAAATTTGATTTTGGTATCGGAAATGTAATAAAAGGGACACTTGACAACATATTTAAACCAGGATTGGATTTTGCCATATTACACAAGCTCACAACAGCCCCAGTTAACCGGTCAACAATGGGCAAAACTAACGTACTATCGCCGCCTCAATACACCACTACATCCACAGGTTTAGTTACACTGAGGGCGCTTAAAGACGTTTTTGTTCGTGCTTACCAATCTGACCTTAGCGTTAAAATAGAAAATATTGATAGCTTTCTTATGCCTGGTGAGCTTTTAATTATACGCGCTTGGAATGGCCCTATAACTCTAAAAGATACTGGCAATATAAACCTACTTGGTAGCTCTGAGGTGACGGTAGGATTAGACGGTAAAATAATGCTAACTCGAACCTACAATTATAGTGGCAAGGATTTTGAACTTGTATCCATATATAATCCACCAGTCTCATCTGTGCCAACCAGCGGGGGATATTACGCAAAAGGAACGATGCTTTACAAAGCCAATCCGGCGCCGAGCGCATCGCCGGGATGGATTTGCACTACGGCAGGACTAGCAGGCGCCGGTGCAGTATTCACGCAAATGCCAGCGCTATTATCTTCTTAGTGTTAATTATGAAAATATTATCAGTAACCTACGCATCATCACCATCGAGCGATTTGCTAATCCAAACGCTTGAATTCAACAACGAGACAGCCGGAGTGATCCGGCTTGCTCAGTCTTTTAATAATGTAACGGCCACGACTGAACTCTCCGAAACTGTTACTTTTATCGAATCAGCGTGGGAGGTTTCACTACCAAACAAAGACGCTACTGGGCAGCAAACCTTGCAATTTCAGATCTGTAATGTAACTGGTGAGGCGCAGCGATTCATCGATGATTGTTTGAAATCAGGAAAACCAACAAATGTCATCTATCGTGAGTTTTACGCTAGTGATTTATCGGCACCTGCATCTGCTCCGATCAAAATGACGTTGCGAGGTGGTTCGGCGGAAGGGATTGTTGTCGGGATTGAGGCTGGGTACTTTGACCTTTTAAATGTCGGTTGGCCTCGGTTCAGATATACCCCAGAATTCGCGCCGGGAATTAAATACTTTGAATAGCCTTTCATGGTATCGAAACAACGCAAAATATCATCCATTGGCGGCTTCATTGCCGCCTTTGTTCAATTGCTGGTCTTTGGTAAGGTGTTTGCGCGTTGAGCTGTTCGGGTTGCCGTTATTGCCGCTTTATGGCGGAATAAATGCAGATGACAAGCGATCACTTACAAAAGCCGCATCCGAAACAATATCGGAGCACTTAACAGAGTGTGGATTGCAGGTTGGCGCTATCGCCGCTTGCTATCGTGTCTCTCTTTGTGTGCATGTTGGTATTGTCGTAGAGATTGACGGTAGGTTATGCATTGCAGAGATTGGCGCAAAAGCAGGATTTAGAATTCAATCGGTTGAGCGTTTTGAAGCCAGTTATACGAAAGTGCGGTATTATATTGACAAATAATTTTGCAAGGAATAACCGTGGGCAAAATCGCAATATACAGATCGGCATTCGACAGCGAGCCATCTGAAACGGTAAGCGCGGAAGGTAAACTGCTGGATTGGCTGATCAATAATGTCAGCGGGTTCGATCCGTTATCAAGTTGGCATCCGTTCACCGTGCTGATCAATGGCATACTGGTAGAGCAAAGATATTGGCCGGTAACGCGCATTAAATCTAGCGATGTCGTCGAATGGCGGGCAATGCCGCAAGATCCCGTTAGCTGGACAGTTGCAACGTGGATCATGGTTGCATCGGCGACTATATCAGTTGGGTCTCTCATCTATGCAATGTCGATGAAAAAAGGCGTCAGCGGTTCAAGCGCAAGCGCACAAGGCTCCGCGATCACATCAGCATCAGCAACCGCAAATCAACCTAAACTTTTCGGCGTAGTTCGTGAGCTTTTCGGACAGCACATCTGCTATCCAGACTATCTTAACCAGCCTAGAAAATGGTTTTCAGGAATCAAAGAACAGTCAATGGATGTTTTATTGGCTGTTGGCGTTGGACATTACGACCTGCCGATCTCAAGAATGTTTATTGGTGAGACGGGATTTGCAACCTTCGGTGAGTTTTTAAATTACTCGCTATTCGATCCTGGTGTTAACGTCTCATCACACCAAGCGCATAAGTGCTGGTATAACGCGCCGGAGGTTGGCTATACAGACTCATCATCTGGATTAAGGCTAACGGCTGGTGCTTACGGCACGCAATACATGAGCGGCTCGCAATATGTGATATTCGGTAAGCAAATTACCATCCCTATCGGTAGCGGATCTCCACCGGCAGATTGGGAGGTTGGCAACAAAGTTTTAATCACAACGCCAAACATTCCTTTTACGGTAACCAACGGAACAACTTCTCCATATCGCGATATTGTAAGCGGCGAATTCAGCAAGCTGTCACCAGCAACTAACGACACAATAACCATTTCAGGCGCGTCAGCAAATAATGGAACATATAAGATAGTCACTTACACGCCAGGAATTGATCCGGCAGCTGATCAAATGACTCTTGATAAGTGGGAAACCAGGATTATTGACGGAGTGTCAACTACAGGTTGGTTTGCTGCGACATCATTAACCGCTGGATCATTCACTGGAGACATCCAAAAAGAAGGTACTCTTTACGAGATTGATTCACTTATCACGGAAACAGTAGATACCGACGAGGTGCTGATCGGGTTTTCATTTACGCGCCTATTACCTGACGGCGTGACAGTCGATCCGGCATGGACTGGATTTCAGAATACAGGAACTATCACAAATTCCACAATCGAGCTTGACGCATCATCGGTGGTGGGTGGTTGGCTTGGCTGGTTCCCTGTTTGCCCGTCTGGTGAAACTACATCGCTGATTGAATGGGATTTAACCACGCCAAACGGGTTCGGCAAAATAAAAAGCAATGGAAGCATTGAAGGTAGATCTCGGAAAATTCAATATCAGATCAGACGAGTTGGCGAGACAAATCCGGTTATCGATAATTACTACACCATTGCAGGTGCTTCACGCGATCAATTGGGATGGTCTCCACAGCAAGTGATCGCAAATGGCCGATATGAGATGCGCATACGCCGCATCGGCGCTGAAGACACAGCTACTGATTCGATGGACACAATCAACTGGTTCGGTCTTAAGTCGCTACTGCCGACGCCGACAAGTTACGCAGGAATCACTACATTAGCCTTAACACTAACTGGCTCTGACACCATCGCGTCACAGACTGAAAACAAGATCAATGTAGTTCCGCAACGCAAGCTGCAAATCGTGCAAAATGGCGTATTCACAACAACGCTGCACGCTACCAATGACATTGCGCCGGCGGTGCGTTATATCGCGCAATCAGTAGGTTATGGTGACGATCAGATAGACATCGCCGAACTGATCCGATTAGATGCGATCTGGAAGGCTCGCGGTGATACTTTTAAATACATCTATGACTCTAATGTGGTTGTGCGTGACGCAATCAACACAGCGTTAAATGTCGGGTTCTCAGAAATGACTGTAAGCCAAGGTAAGATCAAGCCAGTGCGCGATGAGCCGCGCGACATGCTGAACGCTCACATGTACACGCCGCAGAACATGACCAAGACGCTAAAAACCAGCTTCTCAGTCGTGACACCAGAAGAATCAGACGGCATTCGCGTGACGTATGTCGACGAAGATACATGGGAAGAGGCAACTGTGCTTTGCTTGCTGCCGACAGATACAGGTTTCAAACTAGACGAAATCACAATTGACGGCGTAACCACCCGCGACAAGGCCTATCAACTCGGTATGCGCCAACGCTCGATCCAGTTTCACCGCCGTAAAAAATATTCATTCAGCACTGAAATGGACGCGCTGAACTCAGAATATTGGTCAACTGCCGTGCTTGGTGATGATATTCCAAGTTATGCACAATCTGGAATAATGTGGAGTATTCAAGCGCAAGGAACCGATAAAGCCCTGATCCAATCGTCTGAAATTTTCACATGGAAAGATGGATCATCGCATGTTGTTTCATGGCGAAAGGCTAACGGTAAAATAGCAGGGCCATTTCCGTGCACTAAAGTGAATGACTTTTACTTGCTGGCAACTATCGGATCTGAACCACTACCGACGATAAATGGAATACAAGAGCCGCCACATTTGCTATTCGGGACATCTACAGAATATGGCTATCCAGCGATAGTGACGAAGGTTGCACCGTCTGGGAGATTCGATATTGCAGTGGAGGCAGTCAATTATAATGCCAACGTTTACGCCTATGACGATGCAGCGGCGGATAACTAGAGCAAAGCTATGATAACATAACAAAAATTTTGATTGAGAGGTTACGGACATGATCAACTGGTTGCGCGAGGTAGATAGTTCTTTTTGGGGGGTTATTATGTCAATCATTATGGCTGTGTTGCGAATTGTGCGCGACAAAGAGGAAGATAAATTTTTCCGAATTGCAGTAGAGGCGTTACTCTGCGGGGCTA